GTGCTTGAGGTGAGCTAGCTCGCTGTCTTCTGCCATTTCCTCGCCCATAGCCTGTTGAAGAGCGTGGCGATACTGGGCATCCTTGTAACGGGCGAACCCGTCTTGAACACCTTCCCAACCATCCCACGCATACTTGTTAGCGCCGAACGTGCTAATTTCAGCAACCCCCCACAAAGCACGAGGAAAATAATTGATAACACCGCGCCAAACGCAAGGTTTACCACCGTCATACTTGACAGCACCTGTACCAATGAGGGCAGGGTCGTCAGTAGTGAACTCACTTTCGTTTTGAAGATTTGCGGTCTGTGAACTCTGCTTCAATGTTCTTGTCTTCCTTTGCTAGTTTCTCGAAGTGTTCGTGAAGAACACGCCAAGTCTCGTCACCTTCGTTACCTTCGTACATTCCGTAAAAGTAAAAACTCTTACTCATCTGTATCTCCTACGTCTTCATATTCCATCAACTCTTTTAGTTCGTCCAAAGCATCTTCAACTTCGTCGGGGAAAGCTTCAATCAAATCATCAACTGTGACGCCGATGTACTCCGCAAAGTCCCCGGCTTCAAAGTAATCACAAATCGCTCTGCGGAGCATCTCATCCATTATATTACTCGTCTAACTCCAACTGTTTTTCATTAAAGATGAACAACATTCCATCTTCATTTTCTACTACAATTCTACGGGCTCCTGATTTCTTGTAGAAAACTGACACAATTTTTCCGTAGAATTTATAATCTCCTGAGGTTTTCTTAACCTTATCTCCAAGGATAGGAAAATAGTCAGGCAACTTTCTTTCTTTCTCCGTCAAACCACTTGCGACAATCCTTACACTGGTGTCGTTGAATTTCAAAACAAGCGGTGTAACGCGGGCCACGCTTCTGCGTACGAGTACTGTGACAGAACACACACGCCTTCGAACCTAGAGCACGAATGGCCGGATGGTTCTCAATGTGCGGACCCATTTCAAAGTACAGCTTTTCGGTGATGATTAGGTCACCCTTACAATACTGTACCATCCTACGGCGAGCTTCCTTACTTCCTTCCATGACCTTACGCCACAGAGGAAAGCCTTCATGTTCAACCTTCTTACCAATGTCCAAATATTGGACGATGTAATCCAGTTTGTTACTTAGGAACCTGAAGTAAGCCCGAGCAGCCTTTTCGAGGTCGATGTGAGTTAGCTTAGGAAGAGGGCCTAGCTTGTGTTTGAGAAGCTCCGTTCTAATCCACGGAATGTCAAACTTAGCACCGTTCTTGCTGACTACGGCGTCACACTCTTCAAGCAACTCAATCGTACGTTGCAGCATCTCCTGCTGCGTCATGTCCCAGTTGGTTAGACAGTAAGACTTGCGTTCACCAATCCACTTGTAACCAACCATGAGAATGTAAGGATGAGCCTTGACTTGAGCAACACCGAAGTTGGCGTTGTACAGAGGACCCCATCCCCAAAGCTCTGCCGGAGCCGTCTCAATGTCAATTACAAGGATGCGTGGAAGTTTATCCAATGTGCTTGTTCTTAAGACGAGTTAGAGCGCCCTTTGCATCACGTTCACGCTTGTAAGGACCGAAACAGAGATTAACATCTTCACAGATGTACCAGCCTCCGTTAGGTTCCTGCTCAATCGTCAACAGGGTCGCTACGTTCTTCTTTCCACCAAGCCAGCGGAATAGTGCCTTCAGCCCAAGGAAACCCGTGCTTTTCTGCCCACTCCCAGTTTCTGAGCTTAGCTCTTTTATTTCTTTTACCGTTCGCATTTTGAAAAACAAACCTTATGTCTAGGTGAGGATTGGCAGCCTTGACCGCTTTCATCTTGCGGCAAGCGGCTGCATCCAAATACCCTTTAGCCTCGACTATGATACCGTTCGGAAGAATAAAATCCGGAAGATAATTCCCCTTGATAATGTAGGGAATGTAGTGAGGCTCGTGAACTAGAGACTTGCGACTGCGCTTGGCAGCATCCCAAATAGTCTCTTCGAATTTACTGCGGAAATTAGGTGTCTTGTTCGTCAACGGGAGTTACAATAATACGAAGAAGGGGATACTGATATTCCCTAATAACGTGACCCGTTCGGAAGAACATGTTTCGCCCGTCTTTTACGTCGTGAAAGTCCGCTGTAAAAGTGTCAGACCTTTCTACGTCATTCTGGTCAAGAGAGATGATGTAGTGTACTTCGTACTTTCGTAGGGGAAGAATACGCAATTCGTTATTCAATTACTTTTGTCACTTTCTAAACTTACTCTTCAAGTCGTTGGTTGTCTCCTCGACTTCTTCAAGGAAAATCTTGACTTCACGTTCTAGTTTGTGGATTTTGTCTTCGTCTCGGTGCAGCCTTTTAATGAAGAGCTGCATGTCATCTGGCAGTTCAGGATTGTAGGAGACGAAATCACACCATTGACGACCGGTGCAAGCCATCTGCCAGAGCATTTGTAGTTCGTACTTTTCTAGGTTCTCTGTAAGGAGAATATCAATGTGATTGGCTTTAATGAGACACTTGATTTCAAGTAACCCGTCAGTACCAATCAGTCCATCAGGAGAAGCCCCTGCCAACCCAATCCTTGGGTGGTCAACGAAACCTACTTCTTCTACGGTAGAGCCTGTTACCTTTACGTAAGCTTCTCTGGCAGGGGCTTCCTGTTCTTGTCCCCACTCCATGTATTCGTTGGTGTACGTAGGAATGTGAGGACGTCCTGTAAGACGTTCTGTAACTAGTTGGGCTGCGTAGTTTCTACGGCTCGCTGCCCAGTCGCCGCTCTTAATTCGTTTGGTAATGTCTGCAATCTTGGATGCAGTTACTTTACCACATCGAGCAGCGTACCACTCGTCACTACGTTGTTCCAACTTACCTCGCTAACTGGTCACAGGGGATGGACTTGCACCATCGGTAAAGAGCTTATGAGACTCTAGCCCCTCTTGGCCCTGCTAAAATGATGTAGGCGGGCAGCAAAAATCTTTCCCATTAAGTCCAACAGTGGTCTAGGACACCTACTTGTCCGGCGAAAGGAGAAAAATGCCGAACGAAAAACTGGATACCGATGTGTGCGTCCACACATTGAGATAGTCCCTGCTCGGTAAAACACAGGCTCCTCCTCTACAAAATCAGGGTAGAGGTCCCTATCCGAAAAACTGCAACCTACGGCTGCGCGCATCCGGAGAACAACTAACCCTCTAGCGGGTCACCTTCAACTACACCGTCACCAAAGTCTTCAACAGCCTCGTTGAAGTTGTCGTAGTACTTACTGTCCTCTGGAAGAGGGGCAAACTCCTGACGAACGTAAGGCTTATGTTCAAGGACTCGAATGGCGATGGGATACAGACCGTAGCGAGCCTGAGCCACCTTACCCTTACCGTAGTCAACTACGTCCAGTTTAACTTCGACAGTGGACATGTTACCAATCTTGTTGGTCACCTCACCGCGAGCGTCAATCTTAGGGTCCCAAAGATGGTTACGTGCATCGACCACAGTAATCGGTCGAGCAGGAGTACCGTCGGGTTTAGTGGCTCGCTGCTTCAGGGTGAGGAAGTTTTCACGCTCGTCACCCTTGTTCTTGAGCTTGTGGTCAACTCCAAGCCTACGAAGCTCGGCTACTGCCGCTGCGTCAGGAGTGAAGTCTAGAGTCCACTCTTTACCATCCTTGTTGTAATTGTCTACAGGGTCACCTAGGACCTTCATCCAGTTGCCTGTGCCAATCAAATAAACAGTTTCTCTATCCAATTTCTAAATTACCTTTCTCTAACTAACCGAGGTATTATACACTATTTTTGCCTGTTTGTCAAGTAAAAATTTGAACCTATCGTGCATATTTTGAGAACAAGGCATGTCCATCATAATACACATACGAAGTGTTTCTAATTCACGCTGTTCGAGTTTAGTTAGTGAGTCTCTGCCCATGTGTTACCTACCTTTGCGTCGCATTCCATTGGCACGTTGTACTTGAAAAACTCTCCCGCTCTCTTGAAGCATTCAGAACAGAGCTGAATAAACCTATCAATGTGAGGGACAAAACAATCGTACTGATGCTCATCGTGAATATCCCCAACTTTGAGTACATCTAAGTTTTCCTTTTCAATCCCTTGCTGAATGTAAATGGCAGCTAGCTTCATAATGCGGCTCTCGTCCCCTTGCAGGAGATACGGAATGACTGTGTAATCTCGCTGCATTGCAACCTTACTACCGTCACACAGAGTTATACGTCCCGTTCGTTTGTGTTCACTCTTGAGTTTTGAGATGAGAGCAGGAAGTCCCGGTACCTTTGCAAAAAGTAGGGCCTTCGCAGCTTTAGCATCTTCAAGACTAATTCCTGCTTCACTACTAATACGCCCGTCTCCGGCACCCATGACGATTGCGTAAAGAATTGTCTTGGCGAGACGCCGTCCGGCAGCATCAGGAGTAAATCCCCACGCATCTCTGTTGGCTGCGTGAGGGTCGGCAGCAAGGATAGCTGCGGTGAATGCGGGGTCGTTGAGATAGTGTGCGAGGTTCCGCAACTGCATTGACTTGGCGTCAACACCTACGAGCTTTCTAGCTCCACCTCGTCCTCGTGCAATCCACAAGTCTCGGGCTTCGTAGGTGTAGTAACCTTCGATACCTCTGATGGGTTGGTCGTCTTTGTCAACTCTAACTGACGGAATGTTAGCCGTGTTGGGCTTATCATGTCTGTATCGCAAAGAGCTAGCAAGCCACAGATTTCCATGGATGCAGCCAGTTTTGTCGTTATAAAGGTCAATCCAATTTCCTACTTGATTAGCACGGCCTTGAAGGGCCATCCACTGGGCGATTAGTCGGACTTCTTCGATGCCGCTTTCTTCGACGAACTCTGCGAGCGACGGCGTAAGCTCTCCGTGGTCAGTGGCTTTGGGGTTGCCTCCTCCGCCTTTAGGAGTTTCTTTTGTGAACTCGCGGGG